ATGCTTGCGTAGTCTGTGTTGGTAAACTGAGTCCCGCTATCCCACGGCTCTGGGGAACCAATCGAAACAGTCAGTGGGTCAGCCCATCCATAAGCACGCCCCTTGCCGTTGTGGGCATAGATTGTCTTAATCCCGTTTGTCCAAGAATCGGGCACGATGAAGTCGGCTTTGTATGGATTTGATGTAACGCTGATTAAGAACTCGTCTTCCTCCAAACAGTATAGGTATGAGTTGGTTGACCCTAATAGGAGATTGCGTCCGTATATCGAAACAAGCCCCCCTGTGGTAGTGCTACTGGTACACCACCAAGATTCTGTTTTGTTGATGGCTACAGGAGTTCCCGTGTATGAGTTGTTAACAGGCCACAGCATGTATAATTCATCTTCAATCAAATCAGGGATTGTTAGCGCACCGTATCCATCGAAGTCACAGATAGCTACTGTGCTATCCACGTACCCAGCGCAATGGATCACAAAGTTCGATGTGTCAGCACTGTAGGCTATCGTGTCCCCCGCGTTGGCAGTGCGTGTGAATTCTGCTATGTAAGGAGCCGAAGCGCTCACGGTGACATTAGATGTATAGGGATCGAACAAGTCCATCCAGTCTAAAGAAACGTTAGGTAGGATGGTGGGCATGTCAGGGAGTGGTGTGTATCCGTTGGTGTACACTACTCTGTAGAATCCTTCGGGATTGTCGTGAACAAAGTTATCATACCCCCATCCGATATTCGTCCACGAATTCGGCACAAGATACCCGCTGTGATATACAACAAAGTCAATCCCTCCGAGATTGTACCAAGTAATATTTGTCAGCCCAACCTCATAGATCACCCCATCGGATGCTCGGGTTAATGCTATTGGGAAGTACGCGTCAGGGGGTGTCCCGTTGGTTTCGCCGGGAGGTGGGGGTGGTTCTGCTGGTGCGTAAGTTGCTGTTAATAGTAGTAGTAACGTGATTGCTAGTGTTAATAATTTCATCCTTATTTCTCCTTAGTTTATTTGTTTAGATCATCCCCGTTCAGATATTCCTCGGTTGCCATCAGGTCATCCAGTTCATCATCCACCTGTTCCATTGAGGCCCAAGCCCCGCACGCGCCACAGGCCACCGGCGCTGTGTTCAACCCCGTGACCTCGTCGGCACACTCGGAGCACTTGAACACAAGCTTGCGGTGCGCCCTGAACTCCTTGCGGTTCTTGTTCTCGAACGCCAGCTGCCTGGCCTTGAGCGGAGGGTAGCCACAGCAGTGCAGCGCGTACTCAACGAGGTCCCAGTCTGTTTCGATGTCGCGCTCGAAGTCGTAGTCCTTAGCCAGACGATCCCATAGCTTCTTGTCTAAGGTTTGCTCCTCGCAGCGGTCCCACCAGATAATGCAGGACACCTTGGAGAGATAAAACTTTTCCTCGATGCACTTACGGATAGAGGCCACCCACTTGCGCTCACTCCTTTTACCTATCTCGGCCTTCCAGTCCCGGTCGGTTTTGATGGCTGCGTAGTCGGTCTTTGTGGGTTTACATGGTGTGGGGCCGTTAGGTAGCTTGCGACCTTCGCGCTTGGCATTGGTCCAGAGGTTCCTGCGGTTCTGTCGGGTTGTGGCACGACTGAGCCGGTCGATGTATTCCTCGTACTCTGGGCTGTCGTGTTCAAATAATTGGATGACGCTAGGCATGGCGGCCCCCCATCGCAGCACGCAACCTGCGATTGGCTTTGCGCTTATAAGCCCGATACTTGGAGGTGCCCGCGATCGACATCCCGTAGGCGCCGGCGGTGCCCGTGCATTCGCTCCAGGTTTTAGATGGGCCTTGGGGTGCGACCTTTGAGGTCTTGGGGGTGAAGCTCGGCTTCGTGCCCGCGAAGAGGCCCACGACCGCCGCGAATACATTTATCCTGTTCATTCTCTGCTTTTGCATCTGCTGTTCTCCTTGTTTAAACTTCGGGTAAGGAGTACCACATAAAATCGGTGGACGTCTATAACAATCTTCCCTTAATTTTTACCTTGAAAAATAGTTGAAAATAAATTGCTCAGGGGGGTTGACAGGTTTTCGGTTCTGTGCATAATGACCATCACCGAGAGGAAATTAATCCACGGTGAACGAGGGAAGCAGATGAAATTCATCAACGCACAGAACGTCAAGAACCTCGCCAAAGAGTACGGCGAGAAGCACAGGGAGCAAGAGACCCGCGTAGGTACCGAGCTGCTGGTCGACATCGACCGCCTCGTCGAGCAGATCATCTACTCAGCGGTCAGGTCTCAGGATGACGATAAACGTCAGACGCTTCAGAGCACCGAGTGGCTCAAGCGCCAGATCATCAGAGGGGAAGAATTAACGGAGGCAACGTCATAATGAAAAATATTGGAGACAAAATTTACCAGGCTTACATCGACCGCGTCGAAACCCACACCGTGATCAATGTACTTTCGGACGGGATAATTCTAGCCGGCAACGGTCATAACAGATTCCCCGTGGCCTTCGAAGACCAGCGCCTCGGTAAAGACAGCAACTACAGTGACGACTATGCCTGGGCACTCAGGCGCCGCGTGCAGATGCTCGAAGACTGGCTGCAGCAAAAGGAAAACGTGGTGGCGGCTGTCCGCCTCAATCTCAAAGAAGCACGTGAAACCCAAATCAACTACCTGGAGGAAATCAAATGAGTAAACTAGACACTATATTATTCCTGACCTACATCGCCGGCGTCCTATACATGGTATGGTTATGCCGCACACCCAAGCGCGTGAAGTGCGCGTGCTGCGGGTACTACTTTGAAAAGCGCGACTGTGCCAAGTTTGGAGGTGAGTACATCTGTGACCGCTGCGTGGAAGCCCTTAGAGCTTGTAAGGAGAAACTGGCCTGATGAAAACTTTCGACCTACGGCTCCGAGGAGCTTCTCGTCATGCGGGTTTTGCGAGTCAGGTCTGCTTCCTGGTACTTTTATTACTTCCCCCAGGGCGCCGCTGGGTCGGGGCGGCAGATAAGGATCTGCACCGGCACTAATTTTTAAACAACTAAACGGAGAATCAACAATGGCTAAAATAAAAGAGATTACCTTTACACACAAGCTCTCGGGTACGCGGGGGAAGACCAAGGTTCATTATCTGTTAAAGTACGCCCAGTTCGCGGTCGACATACCACCAGAGTTTGACCCCGAGAAAAAGCTCCGGACTTTCGGCGCGACGGAAAAGGAAGCTATCACTGCTTTTCATACGTTCATGAATAGTGAGTTTCAGTTGTCCGACTACCTGAAAAGGGTCATTCAGTACCGCCTCGGTGTTTGTTGCTCGGCGCCAAACCCGGACGCCGAAACCTGGGATGAAAAGTGGGGGATCATGGCTCCTTGTGTGAACCCACAATGTGTAGCGGGAGGTTCTCATCTCGGAGTAGGTATTCGCGCCAGTTCTCATAAAAAGAAGCTGGAAATCGAGTACCACGTCACGTGGGTTGATACCCGAGAAAACGTGGGGACCTATATGAAGTACTATTCCCCTGATGGGGCTAGTGTCGAGGGCTTTAGCCGAGATAATCACACCTTGTCCGACGCAGAAGAAATTCCCTTCACCGCTAAGTCCCTGGCTTTCTTTGAGGACCTGGCCCTCGGCATAGAGCGGCTCGCGTACCAGGCCATCAACTGGTTCCTTCAGGACGACGCAAAATCCCTCATGAAAACCGGGATAAAACTACTACCAACAGGAGAATAGAAAAATGGTTAAGAAAATAATAACGAATCAGAATGACACGCACGACATCCTGGGCACGCCGTGCATCAGCATTGACATGGACCACAAGCCTGACATGAGGGTCTTAAAAAAGATCGTCGCGGATCTCATGGACACCGCGAACCACAACTACGAGATCTGCCTGGGTCTCAGCGCCAACCAAATTGGCCACGGTCGCCGGGTCTTCGTGTTCCGGACGGCAACCGGTCCGTTCGTCCCCATCATCAACCCCACCCTCGTGGGTTTCAGGGGCGGCTTTAAGTCCGGGGTAGAGAGATGTCTGTCGAGAGTTGACGAGGAGGGGGTTCTGTTGCCTGGCATCAATGTTCGTCGTTCCAAACAGGTCCATGTTGAGTTCTTGGACCCCATCACCCAGAAGCGCGAGCGCACGATCCTCAAGGGCCTGACAGCCAGAGTCTTCATGCACGAGCTAGACCACCTGAACGGGAGATTAATATGAAAAGGATAGAAATAGTTATTAAAGCCATTGAAAAGTTTCCGGACGTGCCAAGCCTGACGCTCGCGAAAATGCTGTATAAAAAGCACCCCCTGATGTTTTCTTCAGTGGAGAACTGCCGCTCTGCGGTTCGATACCGTCGAGGTAACAAAGGCAAAAAGAGTATGGGAGACTTGAAGGATAAGAGCATGACCCGCCCCAATGGTAAAGCCGGCTACACTGCCGAAATTCCAGCGAGCATAGCTCGGCCTAAGAAGCCGTTTAAAATACCAGATGGAAAGACGCTGCTGATGTCCGACATCCACGTGCCGTACCACGACGACAAAGCCCTGCGGGCAGCCCTTGAACACGGCGACCGACTTGAGCCCGACAACGTGGTGCTCAACGGTGACATCCTGGACTTTTTCAGTGTATCGCGCTGGGAGAAAAATCCGGAAGAGCGCAACATGGCCAAAGAGCTTCAGCTCAGCCGCCAGTTCCTGTCTCACCTTCGCTCACGCTACCCCAAGGCCCGCATCATATATAAGATGGGGAACCATGAGGAACGATGGGAAAAATATATGTGGACCAAGGCGCCCGAGATCTGTGGTTGCACAGACTTCCAACTCTACAAGCTCCTGGACTTTGCCAAGTACGGGATCGAAGAGGTCGCGGGAAAGCAGAAGATGAAGGCAGGAAAGCATCTGACCATCATCCACGGCCACGAGCTGTTCGGTGCCAACGCGCCGATCAACTTCGCCCGCACGCTGCAGACGAACCTTGGGGTGTGTACCATCGCTGGCCACCGCCACAACACGTCCGAGCACTCCCAGAAAACTGCTGATGATAAATACGTGACGTGCTGGAGCCTAGGCTGCCTGTGCGACATGGCCCCGGAGTACGCCATCATCAACAAATGGACCCACGGATTCGCGACCTTCGAGCTGAAGGGTAACGATTTCAAAGTAGATAATAAACGAATCATAAATGGAGAGGTAGTCTAATGAGCGCACACAATAACCACAAGGGACAGGAAGATGGATACATGCCCGTGGCCCCAGGTTCACACCTGGCCTATCACCATCACTTCTTCAAGGGCGTTGAAGAAGTAAACCGCCGGCTCGGAGTTCGCAGGAACCTCGAGATTCTGGGTATACCAGTGAGGGAGAAAGCGTGATGGTATTAATAGGAGGGACCCATGATGGCGAACGTGTGGACTTCGAGGTAGGGCGTAGTCACCTCAACCTCGTAAAGCGAAGCGAGCCTTGTCGCGCTATATTCAACAAAGGGGAACAGTGCCCACCTGCGCCTTATGCCGAGTGTGAGATGTATAAAGCTGAAGAGTTCCAGTTTTACCGTGACGGACTAATCCCAGTCGTAATCCAGTTTTTCGTGATAGATGGGATGTCTGTTCTCACAGCGGTTAGCCTCCTCTTCTCAAAATACCCGGAGATTTCTAGTGAAAGGTAAACCCTATTCATACCAGGTCCAGGGCGTCGACTGGGCGCTCGGGTTTTACGAACGAGGGAACCATGGAGTCCTGATCGGAGACGATATGGGTCTTGGGAAAACCATCCAAGCCCTGGAACTCATCAACAAGACCGACCCCCTGAGCGTCATGGTCGTGTGCCCCTCATCAGCCAAGATCAACTGGCAGCGGGAGGCGCAGAAATGGTTGGCTGAACCCCGCACGATGCACACCCTGAATGGCCGCGGCGCTGAGCCGATTACCCCTGGCTTTCGGCTCATGACGATCGTGAACTACGACATCCTGGCCGACCTGGACTGGAGCCAGTGTGAGTACGACCTCATCATCTATGACGAGGCGCACCGTATGAAGACACCCGATGCCAGGCGCACGACGGCAGCCGCGCAGATCGTGGCACACCGGCGCCTGCTGCTGACCGGCACGCCCATCATCAACAGACCAAAAGAAATCTGGCAGCTCATGGTGCTGTGCGGCGTGGCTGACCCTAAGGACTTCCACGCCTTTGGGCTCAAGTTCTGCGGTGCACGCATAGAGTATGAGTTCCGCAGCCGTGGATCGAAGAAGAACGGAACCTTTAAAACCGAGCGAGTCGAGAAGTGGAACTACGACGGCGCCACGAACATGGAAGAGCTCAACTACTGGCTGCGTGAGAAGTTCATGATCCGGCGTTTGAAGAAAGACGTCCTGCCCGACCTGCCGCCGAAGACCAGGCAGATTGTGGAGCTGCCAAGGGAAGGGAAGACCGACCTTGGTGCCTTAGATCGTCTGTTGCCTATGTACTACGCTAGTCGGGAATACACCGAATATGACGAGCATGTTGGTAAACTCGATGACGACATCCAGGTAGCCTTCGAGGAGATCAGCCTCGTCCGTCACGAGACCGCGTTGGAGAAATTGCCACAGGTCATCGAGTTCATCGAGAACGCCCTGGAGTCCAGCAACAAGATCGTGGTGTTCGCGCATCACCGTGACGTGATCGTGGAACTAATGGATCACTTCATCGCACATCAACACCCCGGAACACCGGTGTGCCTGGTCGGTGGTATGAGCGAGACCGCCAAGCAGTCCAGTGTCGACTCGTTCCAGAACGACCCATCATGCAGACTATTCATTGGCAACATCGCAGCTGCTGGTGAGGCCATCACGCTCACGGCAGCCAGCCACGTGGTCTTCGCCGAGTTGGACTGGACACCCGCGGGCATGAGCCAGTGTGAGGACCGGTGCCACCGCATCGGCCAGAAGGACAACGTCTTCGTGCAACACCTGGTCTACGAGAACAGTATCGATTGCCGCATCGCCAAGACCTTGGTGAAGAAGCAAAAAATAATTGACAGTAGTGTTGACGGCGCCACATCCGGTGCGATAGATTGGCTGTCTGAATTAAGCGGGAATTAGCCCGTCACAAAAGGAGCAGTAAACATCATGAGAGTAGTAACGATAGAGTTAATAGACAACGGGTTCTTAATCCAGACCGAGCCCAACCCAGAAGCAAAGCTTGAAGGGTTAGCCATCGCGCCGACTCGTGTAGACGTCATGGCCGCGGTAGACGCGATTCTAACCGCACGCGGATTCCCTGCAGCAGAAGGTGGAGAGCCGCTGTCGGCAGAGGTGATCCCGTTCCAGGCACCGACCCTGCCATCAGGCGCAATACTGCCTCCTGGAGTACCGGCACCCACGCCCGGAGCTCAGGACAACATCGCTGCGCCTGGTTCACCGACCGCGGAAGCTGAAGAGTTGGGCTACGAAGATGAGCTGTCTCGCATCGTGGCCGACAACGATCGCAAGGTCGCACACGCCCGTCTGTCTGAGCACGTGACCGATGGCATCATTGATGGATACAACCTGAAGCTTGGAATCAAGAATCTCGTGGATCTCATCCGCAAGGCTGATACGGCGCTCACGACCACAATTAAGACGACCGCTGCACCTGCTGTTGTCACCGAACAGGAAACGGTCATCACGGCTAATGATGTGAGCCAGGCGCTGCAGGCTGCCGGCACCGCCACGGATGCCACCCAGGCGTTCGCCATCGTGCAAGAGTATGATGCCATGAAGGTCACCGACATCCCAGTCGAGAACTGGGAAGGTGATCAACAAAGCTAACGCGCTCGCTGCAATGGCCGCAGTGTAATCAATTAACCAAAAAGTGATGGTGTGTGTAGGTGTCACACATCCAAATACGTGTCAAAATGGATGGGCTGAGAGAGGTTTGCCCCCGGAGGTTCGAGTCCTCCCACTTTTTTAAAAATAAGGAACAGAGAAAATGCCACCTACCACTCACAGTAAATTAGGAGCGAGCTCAGCCAAGCGTTGGCTCGCGTGTCCGGGCAGCGTCGCCATGAGCGAAGGTATGCCAAACAAGTCAAGCAAGTACGCCCTCGAAGGAACAGCCGCGCATGCGCTCGCTGAAGAGTGTCTACTGTTTAAGAATAACCCACACAGTTACATCAACGGCGGTACCGTCACTATTGAGGATGACGACGGTGAACAGATCGAATATGAGGTCAGCGCCAACATGGCGACCGCGGTCTTCGAGTACATCCAAGAGGTCACAACCACAGCCACATCGCTGGGTATCGATATCACCGAAGACATGGTCGAGGTTGGATTCCATCTGGACTGGATCGACGAAGATCTCTGGGGCACCAATGACCTCATGATCGGTGTGCCGTTCGACACGCTCCGGATCTACGACTACAAGCACGGCCAAGGCGTCGCGGTTGATGTTGAAGAAAACGAGCAGCTCATGTACTACGCGCTCGGTGCCCTTGGAAAAGACAACCCCAACTGCTACGCTGACGTGGAGCTCATCATCGTGCAGCCTCGCGCAAGCCACCCCGCGGGAACCATCCGCAAGTGGAAGATCAGTGTTGAGGATCTTATGGAGTTCAAAGGTAAACTACTCGTCGGTGTTCTTGCCACACGTGCAGGCAACCCGCCGATCTCCGGAGGTAGTCACTGCCGCTGGTGTCCGGGGCTGAGCGTATGTCCGGAGGCCTGCAAGGAAGCTGCCACGATCACAGGGCTGACCGCGAAGCAGGTGTTCGAGGAAGCCAAACCCTTGGTGCTGCCCAACCCCAAAGACATCAGCCCCGAGAAGCGCGTCAGACTCTATGAGTTTATCTCGCAGTTCGAGGCTTGGGCTAAAGCGGTCCGCGAGGACACCCATGACAAGCTGCTCAGCGGGCACGACATACCTGGTCTGAAGGTGGTAAGGGGTAAGGGCTCGAACGCAGCCTACGCCGACAAGGAGGCCGCGGAGGACGTGGTCGTGAGTCTCCTCGGGGAGGAGGCGTTCAACAAAACGCTGAAGACCCCGACCCAAGCGAAGAAGAAAGTGAAGTCTGAGTTAGCCGGGTTCCCTGCCAAGCAGGAGGTGGCACTGGCCACGATCGATGCGCTGCTGGCACCTAAGACCTACGGCAAAACCATTGCCTTGGAGTCCGATAAGCGGGCAGCCCTCACGATCGAAAATGCAGCTGACGCATTCGCTGAAAAATAAATGTAGATTGGGGTTGCGCTACCACAGGAAGCCCCGTACTCTGTCGACAATCAAAAGGAGATTACTACATGAACAATAACACAAATAACGCAGTAGACATTCAGGCTTCAAACCTGAAGGGCGACATCCACAGGAAGTTGAACATCCTCGCGGAGCGGCTGGGCGCCGATCCAGTGCGGGTTCCGACCTCAGATGTACAACCTCACCTCACTGAGACCAACACGTGGTTGGCACAGTTGGACGAGAAGCTCAACCGCATCCTAATTAAGTAGCCAATAAACCTGTAAGGAGGAACAAATGGCAACAGCAACAGCAAGAGCAGAAAACATCCTGACCCCCGAGTTCCGGGGATCATTCGTACACCTTCTCGACTTCGAGAAGGACCCCTCGACGGGGCAACTCACCAACCGGAACAGTGTCTTGATGTTGTTCCCGAAACTCAGTGCCGACTGGACGGCTGACCTACCTTGGCTCGTCGCCAATATCAGGGACGCAATCCTGGGACAGTGGC